AGCAGGGCGGCGTCGAGTTTTTCGAGCAGTAGGATTATTCTCTTGTCTTCGACCACCCACAGCCGTGCATCACCTTTCAGCAATGGGCGCAATGCCTCAATTACTTCGTGGCACTCCCGCAGCAACTCCCGCAAATCTGGTGCCGCGCCAGCAGGAGTCCGCACTTCCCCGGTTATGGTCGGGGCTGACGTATGAAGACCGGCGGGTTCATCCTGCTGGGCGGCGTTGATCTTCGAGAGGTCGATGGCGCGGATACATTCCTCGACTGAGCCACCTACAGGACTGTTCGGGTCAGAACAAAGTTTAGCAATCTTCGCACACGCCTCCCGCACCGCTTCGGGCGATGGGTGCAGGGCCATGTCGCGCAAGGTGCGCGACAAGGTTGGAGATGCAATACCGCTTTGAATAGCTGCCGCACATTCGTATTCAATCTGCTCCGGCGTCAGTCTGTCAGGCTGGTTCATGGGTTCTCCTCAGTAACTCCAGATCCACGGTCGCGGTTGACTCGGCTCGTTTGGAAGGTCGTCACCATGAATGAAGCGGCTTGTTCCTTTCTGCTGCACGCCGATGCCAGTGAAGCCCTCGGCCAGCATCGCTTGCACGACCACTAAAGCCTGCGCTCCCCGCACGCCTATGTCGATCGCGCGCTTGGTGTGCGGGCCAGTGCGTCCAGTCGAGGATACTGTAACGTTGTAAGCAGGGCAGCGAGCACCGCTCGTTACCGGCCAAGGAAAGTTCGTTCGCACCCTTGCCCGCTCCACCTTGTCCATGAAGTCCTGCGGAGGCAGCAACCCGCAGCCGCACTTGCAGGTTACCTCGGCCTTTGTAAAATGTGGAGTCATGTGTTCCTTTCAGCGAGAGGCGCAAGGCGCGCGAGGTATTGCTCATAGCGGGCTCGCACGGCGCCTGTGACGTGCAAGTCGTTTGCATGCGCGTAGGTAATAAGCTGAATCAGAAGGTCTGCGAGCTCGAGCTCTTCGAAGGAAAACTTTCCTTCCGGTGTAAGGCCTGCTCGCACCGCAGGACGAATGGACTCGAGAAGCTTTTCAAGAGCGGCATTATACCGAAGGTCTCCAACCTGCGAAAACGCGCTCAAGCTTCGTGCGAGCAGCATCGTTCCAAGGACGAACTGCTCCCATCTATAATTCGACATTAAGACCATCGTCTGCGACTGAGCCATCGTCAATCTCCTCTGTTGTTACACGCGAGAGCGCAATGTTATAAGGCGTCTCGTCCTGCTCGATATACGTCGCAGTGAGACGCATCATGTTTGCTGCGACCAGAATAGGTCCTGTTCCACCGAAGCAGTCGAGCACAGTGTCGCCTGGATTTGCGCTACGAGAGAACAGCTCGTGATAGAGCGCGACCGGTTTCTGCGCTCCGTGCAAGAGCTTTTTGACCGGAGGTATACGGATAATGTCGCTCTTGACACAAAGCGTCTCGCGGTTGCCCTTCCAGGCATAGAGAATTGCCTCGTAACAACGGCGGGGACCGTGCTTAGGAAAAGGCAGCATACCGTTGCCGCCCTTGTCCCAGATAAGCATCGTTGGAAGCACTGTCCAATTCGCGAGCACCATGTAGGTCTTGAGCTCCTCGAATCTGCGCTGGTCGCAGAACAAGTAGCAGTGTGCCTGCGGCTTGGCCACACGATAGAGCTGGTCTGGCAGGTCAGTCATTAGCTCTTTCCAGAGCTTATAACTGTCCTTATATTCATGCCCTGTGCTGGCCATATCTCCGAACGAGTCAGCGTCGATCCCATAGATCGGATCGCTCAGGATTACGTCAAAGAGTGATTCAGGAAATGCCTCAAGAACGTCGAGGCAGTTTCCTCGCAGAAGCGTGTGGCGGGACTGTGTTTTGTCAAACTTGAGAGACAGTCTTGCTCGATGGATTGCCTCAGTCTTTTTGCGTATAAGTTTAATCGCTTCTCTTTCGCTTTTTGCCGCCGCAACCTCGGGGTCAGCCAAATGTTTTTCGATAATGAGCGCGTCCGCAACGACCATCCTTTGGTCGCCCAAGGCCGGCTTGCCCAATACCTCGGTAGCAGTGTCAGCGACGGTATGCGCCGGGTTCTGAATAACGCGTAACTTGTGCAGGGCTGCAAGGGCGAGACTCCTTTCTTGCCAAGTGAAATCACTGCGGACGACGTTCTCCTCGACTTCGATTTCGAGTCGTTGAAGTGGTGTGAGCTCGTTGAATTCAAGCGTGGGAATGACGCCTGCGAGGAAGGTCGCTGGTCCGTAGCCGATGTTCTTGCCTTCTGCGATCAAGCTGGTCAAGGCCTTGAGGCGTCGCTCGCCCGCTCGCAGCGTCCAGCCGTCGCCGTTCTTCTCGACTATAATCGGATGGTAGAGTCCGTTTCGCTCGATCGAGGCTTTGAGTTCGCGCAAGGCGGCTTCGTCGAACTTCCGACGAAAACGGTTCTCAGGGATCGAGATTTTACTTGCTTCGACTGGGGTCATATATGCCACCTCTTTCCGAGAAGATAAACATACCAGAACTTTAACTTTCCAAACTCGATGTGAATGTGAAAGTTAAAAATCCGGCCGCCCTCGTTGAAGGAGCACTGGAAAAGCCATCCGCAAGTGCGGATGTATTTCAGGACGATATAAGAAACTCCCGGCCTATGAATAGCCGTGTTCAACAGAACCCATACGACCGGGAGGTGCAGCATGTTGCTCTCTTACATCTTGCTAACGGCGGTGACGTTCGTGTAAGGATTCGCCGGATCCTTCTCGTTCGGCCGGTGCTCGACCTTGATGCGAGCGGGACGGCCGACGAAGTCGGCGAACTTCCACGGCAGCCGCGGATCGTTCAGCGCGAAGACTTCCCGCAGACGGTTCAGATCACCATTCTTAAACGGCCCCATATCGAGGCCGCCTTGCGCGGTGAGGTCCAGGAAGAGCGACTGACGCACGGTTGGCAGACGTTCGAGTCCGAGCGTTTTCATCTGCTCGTCGTCGCTCGGCTGCCATACCACGTCGAGAATCAGATACGTCTTCTCGGTGCGGAGGCCGGTCTTGCCTTTTTCGCCGAAGGGCCCGACGACCATAGCCGGGTATTCCTTCGGCTCGATACGCAAGCGACGGGTGTCGCCGGCGCCTTCGAAGGACGCTTGCTGGAAGCTGTTGAGGTCAAAGCTGGTTGGCAGGGGTGGCATATTGCAAAGCTCCTATTGAAGTTAAGCGAGATTAACGGCTCTCGCTCTGGGCCGGAAAAGTGGTGTCGAGAAGTTTCTCGGCGACTTCTTTAAGGTTTACTGGAACAAGCTCGAATGAGCTATTGTTCCAGTAGTCCTCGAACGCAGTTGCAAAGACTTGTGCTGGCATGCCGGAAAGTAGCACGGCGCACTCGAAAGTCGCGCCTCCACCAGCGTTCATACTGCCTATGATTGCCTTGGGGTAACGCCCGCGCTGGATAATCATTTTTAGGTGGGAGTTCTTCAGTCCTCTTACTCCAACTTTGTAAATGTTCTGCGAGTAAAGCCAGCCATAATACGTCCGCGCTTTCAACGTGTCCTCCTCGTTGAAGACGCCAGCGAGAATACGACACGGCTGCGCCTGTCGAATAAGCTCCGCAGCCTTTTCTCCTTTGCCGAAGCCAAAGGTGGCAATGTCCAAACCCTCGCCGGTTGTTGCCAGGACTTTCGCCTGCTGAAAGACTTCAGCCCCCAGCAACGGCCTTAGGTTCTTCATTGGCCTCCTTTGCTGCGGCTTCGGCCGCAATCTTGTCCTTCCAGGCCTTGACCGCCGGCCCAAAGTTGGGAGGAATCCGATCGCTGAATGGAAAGTGCCTGGACTTCAAGGTGTATTGTGGAGTGACGTTTGACCACCAGTATTCTTGTCCGACTCGATGCGCGAGCAGCACGTCGCTGAATGGGCGAGGAATCTTTGGCGCGAGCTTTCTGCCGATCGTCGCTACCATGTTGACCATGCCTCCGGTGGACTCGTCCGGCTCCTTCTCGGTATGAGCGGTCATGATCGCCATGGAGGGAATGTCGTAGACGAACTTGTTGATATACATCTCGAGGTTCATCATGGCCTCGCCGTATTCGCCTTGATGTGCGCCTGGCTTTGCCCCGATCACGAGCCGTAGTGCCATGAGAGAAAGCGACGTAAGCGAGTCCTGAACAAAGGCCCATTCGTCGTATGGCTGAAGCTTGTCCGGAGCGCCGAAGCTCTGCGCGCACCGGTCGCACTTCAGGTCGGCGTGAGCCGCGATGAAATCGTAGAACTGCTTGAACTTCTCCTTCTTAAAGCCACTTTTCATATCAGCAATCTGCTGATAGTTGAAGTTCGACACGAGATCTGCGGCCTCTTTCAGGTCTTGCCAGCTCGGGCTGATCGCTGGAATGTAGCGGAAATGCAGCCCGTCCTGGCAGCGATAGACCTTGCCTCGCCGTGTATCAAGCAAGACCTCCATGCCTGGCTCGGTGAAGAGAACGAAGACCTTGAGGCCGTTCTCGATCAGCGTGCGAAGCGAGGTGGTCTTGCCGTCGCCTGGGCCACCCATGAGGAGGATTTTTGGCCCAGGAACAATGATCGACGTGCTCATTGCTGTTGGACCTTGGCCCAGCTGAGTGAGTAAACGGGGTCGGATTCTTCTTCGCCTTGATCTTCCACGTCTACCGTGGCTTGATAGAAGCCGTCGGGTTGAAAGCGAAAGACCTGCAAGTCGCCGCTTTCAATAGCTTCAAACTGGTCCTCGTTAGGCTCGGACAAGGAAGAATGAACTCCGTCTTCACTGCTGACATAGAGGTGCATGAGATAGCTCCTTAGGTTGGTGGTGATAATGGCCGATTATCCGGCCCGGTTAAAAGCAGGTGGTCTGACAGTTCCCGCTTGAGTCGCAGCAGGTCTGACAGATCATAAAGCGGCCGTCCGGCAGCGTGACGGTCGAGGTGCGACAGGCGGCCTGAACAAGTGTCGCTGCGAGGAACAGGCCGATACAGACGAGGATCATAAACCAGACGATGGCAACTTGCTTCATGCTCTCTCCTTTACTGAGATAATGACACAGAATTTGAGCAGCGGGCCGGATTCGTAGAAGGTGCAAATATACGCGTCTCGGGCCTTGGTGAAGCCGCGAATGGTGTCAGCTGCGTCGAGCCTGCTTGTAGAAAGAACGAGTAGCACGACGATAAGCACCAGTATCCAAAAGATAAGGGCTTCTTCTTTAATTGGCTTCATAGATCGATCTCCGATCGAAAGCCGAGGAACACGGGATGTCTCGGCTTCTCCTTGACTCCGATGGGGAAGGACTTGAATTTGACGAGCCGCCCGACGAGCTGCTCGCGGTCTTGCCAGAGGAAGATGCGCTGTCCCTCAGTAAAGCCAGTGCCGATACGGAACTCAACTTCGCCAAATTTACAGACGAGCGCGCCGAGCATTCCAGCAGGAATCTTGTTCTCCTGATGCGAGCTGCGTTTCGTATAGCCGCGCTCGTCCTGAGTCGCCACATTCTCGTTTCTCATCAACTCCTCGAAGCCGACAATTTGGGCCTCGGCATCGTGGAAGCGCTTTAGCTTGAGCATCGTGTGTTCTCGAAAGGTCGAGCGGCCTTGCTTGTATGGTCCATCAGGATGTCGTAGCACGAGGCCTTCGTAGCCCATCTGCAGCGCTTGTCCTTCGAGGTCTAAAAGGTCAGAAAGGGAGTGGACCTGGACCTGATACAGGCGCTCAACGAGCGGCAGAATGTGATGCACCGAGTTAAGGCGTTGTTGAAAGCCGCCGTGCGCGTCTGCGTTATCGAAAACGTAGAAGCGTAAGTCGTTCGACGGCGCGTGCTCGGTCATGACGGCCCTTATGGTGCGATTATAGACGTCTTTCGCATAGGGCTCGCCGCAGATCAGCTCCCCATCCCAACGAGGAATGTTTGTCATGAGCTTGGCTGCGACCTCTTGCAGAGCGCGGTTAGGAATCGTTTTTAAGGTGCGGGACATAAACTCCTTGCCCCACCAGATTGCTCGCACGCCATCGAGCTTGAAGCTCGCGAGCAGAGGATAGCGCAGTTGCGCGAAGTCCTCGATCTTGGCGCCGAGCAGTGGACGAAAGGTGCTCATTACTCGAGCCCTGGCACGAACAGCTCGGGCGATTCGAGCTGCTTCTTGAGTTCCGGGTTCTCCAGCAGGTGCTCGCCGGAATCCTTCTCGAGCGGATTCCAAGTCCGCGGGCGATAGTGCGACTCGATCCACTTCTCTGGCTCGGGCGATTCTGTAAGCATTGCGAATTCGCAGCCGCCGTAGGCGTTACAAGAGTTCTTCGAAAGCGCGAAGTCGAAATAGCCTTCTTGCCAGCAGGCGATCATTCGCTTAACGTCTCGATGGAGCTGCTCCCACCAGCGATCGATCTGCCACTGGGAGCGATAGACGTGGGCTTCTTGGTGAGTGATTTTGGTCTTCAACAGGCCGACGCCGCGAATAAGGGCCATTTGAACCGGCAAGCCGTAGTCGCGCGCAGCTTTGATATACCCGGTGAACTGCGACTCGAGCACCCACTGCTTCGACCACTGCTCGCCGAGCTGCGACGTGGTCTTCTCGTCGCCGATAACGAGCATGCCGTTGCCTTCAGCGATCTCATCCGCTCGTCCGCCGTAGAGAAGCGGATTGCCGGTCTCTGGATGGTTGATTTCAAGCGGAATCGCGAAGGTAAATTCGACCATCGCTTTGCCGTTAGCGTCCATGTGCGGTCTGAAGGTGTCCTTGCCGAGCGGATACTGTGCGAAATAGCTGTCGAATGCTCTGACGACGTTATCGCAGCTTTTGTCCCCGGAGCGAGTGGTTGGCGCCTGGACCGGCCCATAGAAGCGGAGTAGAGCTTCGAGACCTTGTCGAAGAGCCTCGTCTACTGAAAGACCTTTTTCATAGAACGCGCGCTTTGCTGCTTCGAGACTTGCGGCAAAGGCCCCGCCGGCGTGCAGATGAATGTTCGGGGCTGCGCCCGTGAGCTTTCTGATATAAGCCCAATAGAATTTTCTAGGGCATGAGGTAAAGTCGCTTCTCATGCTGTTGTCGATCAGCTCCGGGAACGGGAGCCGGACAGGATCAGGCATAACACTTTCTCCTTTTGCACGATCAATGCCTCGTGCGGGCTGTAAAGACCAGCCATCTGGTGATGCTGCGCGCCGAGGACTTACTGGTATGCCTCGGCCGACCGCTCCAGATGGCTGCTCTTTAAAGCCTTACTTTACAACTCGAGTCCTTCGAGGTCCTTGTCGAGTTCCTCGTCGCTCAGCGCGGGCCGCTTGGAGCTCTTCTTCCGTGCTGCCTTCGCCTCGAGCATCGCCGTGCCTTGAGCCGCGCGGAACGAGTCGATAACCGCACGCGCTTCGTCGAGGGTCAGAGCCTGACCAGAGAGAACGCGCTTGCGGAGATCGAGCCGTTCCTCGGGCGTCAAGATGGCGACCGGGGCAACTGCTGTTTGGGTTGAAGAGTCCATAGGCAATTATTGTGCCCGAAAATGCGCCAGATGTCAAGTCTCAGCGGCGGTAGCGATAATCCGCTTGCGTAGTTCGCGAGACTTTCGTTTCGTCAAAGACAAGACGAGCGCCTCATGAATTCTCTTAAGCAGAAACACTACGGACTCATTATTCGAGTCCACTGCGTATTGCAAGTCCTTGTTAAACAGTATTTTGCTCAAGTCGCTGAGTATTTCCGTCGCCTCAGTGTATGCCTCAGCTGCGGCGAACTCCTTGATCTCCTCGTCAAGAGTCTTCATGACAGCAGCTCCGCGATCCGCTTGGCAAGCCCGTGCGCGGCTGCGATGCGGCCAATCAAGGTGACCTCGTATTGCGGCTCGACAGGCTTTCTCCGGGCAATCCGCTCGGCCTTCGGCCTTCTTGTTCCGATTGCTGCGAGCGGGATGCTCTGCGTGGGCTTCTTGTTCCTGAAGGGCCCGGTGCCGTTCCGCTTCATTGTCCGCATCGCCTTGCGTCGCGCTGCGGGGCCGTGTGCTTTCTTGCGTGCTGCTTTGCTGAAGGCCATTGCTTTCTCCTTAGGCTTTAAAGTCGATTGTGTGAACGCGCCTGATGTAGACGCCCAGAAGTTGCCCGGTGCGTGAGTCATAGACTTCAAGAGCCGTGCCGATCGCTGCCCATCGGGCTTCGAGCAAGGCCCCGTTGTGAGCGTTCCGCCGGTGCAGGTAGCAGCGCCAGCGCAACGCCTTTCGCTCCTTCGTGTCCCAGATGCGATAGGGACGTTGAGACTCGCGGTTGCGAGGATACATCGATTGTCTCACGCTTTCTCTCCTTTCTCTTCAGGTTCAAGCAGTTGATCGGGTTGACTCGGGTGAAGCGGCAAGCGCATGGAGATATGCGCGCACTGTATCGGGTAGCGCTTGAGGATCGCTGCGAAGCGCTCATGGCAAGTGTCCCATCCAGCATGAAAGCCGGACTCGAACTTGTCTTGTCCACCGCGGCGCTGTTCGCTGATCCAGGTCCGCAACAGCGCCTCGACGAGATCGCTCCACTTGCCATACTTGACCTTCTCGCGCATCGGATCGAGAAGGATCAAATCGAC